ATCCCGGTCCAGATCCAGAGTTTGAGGCTGTCAAAAAGCACTACAAATCCCTGAAGCCCACGGCGGTTCCTGGCGGGGACTTCTTGGGTGCAATCTCGGCAAACTACCCAGAGTCACCTGAACCTGAGCAGATGGCTACACAGAGGACCTTTTTACACGCACTGCATCACGCATATCCATATCCCGAACTCCGTAAGGTCTATTCTGAATATATCACCGCTCACGAGCCCGAGTTAGGATCTCGCAGGACATATATGAAGTGGATGCACGGCCTGCTGAGTGTCTTGTCAAAAAAGGTAGGATCTCCTATGCCATCCTTCAAGGGATTTGCTCATCATCTTGCGTATTTTAGGAGCGGTTGCTCCAAAAAGACGTATCATGGAAAAACGTGTAGGAAAACGGCAGGCGGTCGCACAAAGGACCGCGATCACCGAAAGACCTTCCGTGTTTCTCATTCTAGGTTACTTGTTTGATTTGGGTTTATTCTTGGAGCTTGCTAGAGCTTGTTCCTGCAACCGTGCGTGTTTTGCAGAGTACACGTCTGCCTTCTTCTCTTTATCAGTCTTCTTTGACTCACGACGTGTCTTAGGCGGATCCATCTTAGAGTGGTTTGCTTTCACTCAGAGATTTCCATTTTAGTACATGTTGCCACCGCGACGGCTCTTGCGTCCACGGCGTGTGCGGCGACGTCCGCCAACCGGGGCGGCGTCGTGAGTGGACGAAGGCAGGTCGGCCTTGGGCTCAACGGCACCCTCAGCACCACCCTTGTACGTCTTCTTGGCCATCTTGAGGATGTCACCAAACTTCTTTCCCTTGTGAGACTTCATCGTCTTCTTAACATGAGCGAGCCACTTATTTGCCATTTTGTTTAATGCTCAAGAAGTTATTGGAGACCCGCCGGTTTTTCAACAAGACCCGGCGTGGATCCAAATAGAATCCACTGGCATCCATACGCAGTGGCCACCTGTGGATTAATACCCTCCTTTCCAAATACGGGGTCTGGCGCAACTAAGGTAATTGAGTTGCGATTAAACGCCACAAGCTCGGCATAGTCGCGAGGGTGAACGGCCTGTCCAAAGGTAAGGCGACGGAGGTGAGAATCTGTCCACGACATATTGACCATATCGGCAAGGTCAGACCCCTGCACCCCACCTGAAACGATAATCAGTTTATTTGCAAGTGCCTCTACTTGAATACTCTGCGGATCACTGTACTCGCGAGGCAGTAGGTTACGATGAACAGTTGTGTTGAGACACTCGGCTGCCTTGTTCAATGTGACTATATTTGAGGTGTGAGGAACGATGGAGAGAACGAATGGATCCTTGCTAGGAAATGCCTGGATCAAGGCTACGCAGACTGAGTCAAATGTCCAGTTATCGTATGCATAATCATATCCGCGGTTCAATGGAACCTTAGAGACGATTGGATTCCCATTCTCATCTGCATATAGATGGACTTCTAGGAGCCTACGGCCTGATGCTACGACTGCAGATGCATCCTCATAGGTTCCTCCATGAATCACATAATCACAGAGGCGCTTGGGTTCGGGTGGCGGGGCTGTTTCTTCCTGCTCAGCCTTTGTCTCCCGCCAGACTGTATATCCGAGAACGCCAACAAGGGCTACTGCAAGTGCTGTCTCCATTACTTCTTCTCGGAAGGTAATTTTGGCATCTTGAACAAAAGTCCACGAAAGGCATTCACGACCTCATCGGGGATCCGCTCTTCCATCGGAATTTCCATAAGACAGCAATGATGAAAATATAAGCAGTACATTCCACACTCTGAATCCTTGAACTGATGACGAGTGGCGTTAAAGGTCATTTTCATACCCTGCTTATGTTTGCCGGTCTTGTCCCACTGTTCTTTCCAGCGTCGCATCAAAACCTTGATCTCGGGTTCAGGCTGGTGCGCATACGAGTCAAAGTATGTGATTCGAGGATATTCAAGCTCCTCTCGGATATCACAAAACAGAGCAATCCAGTGTGAGCCAGGACCATCATGGGGATCGGTATTAAATACAATACCAATTTGTTCATGACCCTTTTTGACCAGTTCTGGAAGCTTCATACTGCAGAGGGCGCTTACAATACACTCTTGTGTTTCGGACTTCAAATCGAAGTCAATTGGAATGCATCCAACAAAGAAGTACTTGGGAAAAACCTCCATATAGTTCTTCTCCACGTGATCAATGTCATCTGATGATAACCACTCGTATCGATTGATCGCCCATTGTTTTGGAGCACGAGGCCGTTGCATCAGAGAGGTCACAATGCATTCAGCAGATCCGGTTGTGCATTTATCATGAAGACGATGTTGAAGATTTGTCCACATTTCTTCCGATGTTCCCTTTTTAACGGGATCTTCCTTTGGATGTTCTTTGTTGTAAACTGTTCGGAGACGCTCAATCTCCTCTGTGTCAAGCCAGGACATTCCTTGGTATAAAACGGATACTTTTAAACCAGGAAAGAGCAAGTCACAATGGATGCCCTTAAACCTGTTCTCTCCGCCTATGCAGATGTTACTCGCCGACTCAATGATGTTAATGCGGCTGCTTCCGAGCTTCGCGATGACCGTCGCACAATTGAACTGGATCTCGCAGCTCTCTACGCAACTTCCCGTGAACCACTCCCCGATAAGATTAATCTATCGAGCTCCGGAATGGTCTTTGCGGTCAAACGTCCAAACCAATGGAAGAAGGGTTGGACGCTCTCCAAGAAAGAATTGAAGATGTATTTGGATGAACTTATGCCTCAGCGAGCTGAGGAGATTATGAATGAGATTGTTAAACGCCAAGAGGCAAAGATGGTGGAGACTGATTACGGATTTGAGCTGAAGGTTGTGAAGAAGGATTGAGAGTTATCTCGATCTCATGAAGTGTTCTCTGAATATCTGCTAGATGACGTTTTGCTTGGTCCAGGTTTTCACGTGGGAGAAACCCACTCTGGATACGCGTAAGATTACACACGAGCGAACCATTTGTGCTCAACAGACGAGTAGCCAGAGTAGATAAAGGCTTCACCATCAACGTGATATGACTATCACTAACACATTATTTTTAAGTGCTATCATCCACCCGCTCGACGAAGTACTTTAGGAGCTTGTCGGACAAATCACGAACACTGAACTCCCAGACGCCACTCCAGTTCGGACGAATAATCTTGCGAACATCCTTGATACCATCGAGAATGGCGTGGCGGTCAACATATTTGCGATTGACGTGAGTTCCGTGATAGAGGTGGTATACGGCTCCGGATGTGCAACTGATTCTAGGCTTAGGCTGTTTATCGAACTCCTCGTATGCCGGAACCAGAGCAGGCTTGAGGTATGTACTTGGAAACTTGATAGATAGCCATGCAGCGGCCGACAGTGTGTCTCCACTACCTGTGATCCCGTACTCAAAGAATCCAACCTTCCGAAACCACTTGCGAGTGAATGCCCATGCAAATCCCGGATGAAGCTTGTGATCAAAGGTCTTTTTCTTATCCATATAGATGACAGACTCTCGAACCTGCATGATATTCGTATATGTTAGATCCATCCAGACTGCAGTGGTGAATGGTTGAACAACATCGTTATCATTCAGAGCTCCAGAGACCTCAGAATACCAGTCTGGATTACCAAAGATTATGTCTGCATCCATGAACATCACCTTGGAGTAATACCATGGAATCATCCCTTCCAGAAGAGCGCATAACCTCTCCTTATGGAACATATGGGACTTCCCATACACATGAAATGCATCCTTGATCTCCGGCTCGCTCTTGTAGAAGACTAACTCAAGAGTGTAATATGGAATTTTTGCAAGTTTTAGCTTTTCAATTGTGTAGAAGTAGTTCATCAACATACGCTTGGACCTTGCAGGGTTGAAGAAAACAAATCCAATTGCCATGTCTCGCTTCCAGGGACTGCGATACCGCACGGTGGATACATCAATGAATCCGCCTGGATGAACTTTAGGAGGTGCATCCGGCAAGGCCGTGTACATCATCGACTGAGCCTTTCCCATTGTGTAAGAAAATGGATAAAAGATTGGAAATAACACCTAAATCAAATGAGCGATGTATACTCACCTTATAATCCTCGGAATCGGTTCTTCACTGAAAAGGACATTCACCGCATTCTCCATCGTCACGGACTACCACACTACCGGATTTCAAACCAGAAGATCTTCCAGACTGCAATGGTTCATACAACCTATGTCAAGCGATCTGATTATACCACTCCTGATGGACGACCGGCGTCTCTTGCTCCGTGTCCATCTGGCGTAATGCCCTTGCAAGATGAGTCGTATGAATGTCTAGAGTTTGAAGGCGACTCAGTGTTGGGAGTCTGTGTAGCTACCTATCTGCGTCGTAAGTATCCTGAGAAGAAGCAGGGATTCCTTACCGATGCTCGTAAGGAGCTGGTGAACAATGAACGGATTGGAGCTTTGTGTCAAAAAGTAGGATTGGATACCTATTATGTGATCTCTCGTCATAACGAAGAGTCCGTTGCAATCAATGGGCGCAGGAACATTCAGAAGCTAGGTGATATCTTTGAGGCATTTATTGGTGCACTATGGACCGATTGCGGAAACCGATTCAACGTTGTGTATCCATTTGTTACGACCGTCCTGGAAGCCTATCTAGACATTCAGGATGTTGTGACTACGATTACAAACTACAAGGACATCTACCAAAAGTATTGCCAGCGAGAATACGGCTGCACTCCAACCTATACAATGCTAGATCCTTACGATGATGGTCGGATTCGGGTATGCATTGTGCTCAAGGGCAATAACATAGAGTTTGGTGAAGGCACAACTCGTAAAAAGGCAGAACAGATGGCAGCTAAGAAGGCACTTGAGAAGCTCAATGCTTTACCTTCTGTGTAATCACCCTTCCCTTCCGCCCACACGTGAACCGCTTGAGAGTTCGGCCCCTTGTCTGCAAAACAGAACTAACACAAATCGCAATCGGACCTTTTTCATTCTTCACTGTCTTGCGAACCTTCTTGATGCATTTGCAGAACCGTTGTGTTTGGTTGAGTTTTCGAGCACCGGCGCGCACAGGGGCTGGATCAGAGTCTGGAGAAAGCGAAAATTCAGAAAGAGGCGGATCTTCAACAATGACCTTGTGTCCAAGAAAATTCGTTGGAATGTACAGCTCGTAGCCGCTCGTGGCATACCCAATTAACATGATCGCTGATGCCCGACCCTGTGGTACTTCTCCGGCGATTGGGTACCTAGCTGCCATTAGCTTTTCCTCTGCAGTCGCATCAACTTCAAACAACGCCCATTGACCACGTGTTTTAAAAACACGAGCAATGATCTTAGTTTCACCAGGCTTATCACGAAGTCCTAAGCTTACCTTTTTCCATTTATTAGATCCAAACCAATCTTCCCACAATTGAGCTGAAGAGTTTTTAGACACTTCGGAGACAGGCTCGGGAACGGGCGGGGCAGCCAAAGTCGCAGGAATAGTAGCCGGTGGCACATTTGTGTCAAACATGACATCAATCGCTTGATGAATCTTGTCCATCATCTGATTTGTCGGGACTGTTTTGTCCTTCCACAGGGTCGCCATAGTACTTCCAAATGTCTTCACAACAGCAGTACTAAGAAGGTCCTGTCGTTTTGCCCCTGCAGCCAAAGATGCCACATCATAGAACTTCATAAATCGGTGGCTTGTTGAGTTATCGTTCAGCTTGATCGGACACGTTTCCATGATGTCGCAGGGCCCCTTGAACTGTGGATAGTACGAGTGCCGTTCGCGAGCAGCCTGATACCGAAGCTCCCAACGCTCAACAAATTTCTTAAATCCTTTGATACCAACTGCAGCACGTCCCCAGTCGTGCATGACGATATGATCGCCCATCCATGCAATGTTGTTGAAGTGAGCATCTGTGTGGATCACATTCTCATTGTTCAAATATGCAACCGCATGGAAGAGTTTCCTGAGTTGTGCAAGAATCTCGGCCTTCGGACGTTGGCTTCGACCTACATCTTCATTCTGACGAAGTGTAATGAAATTGACCTTTCCAGGATACGGTCCTGCAGTTTTAATTTCATTATAATTAGCACTGCAGCTTCTAGGTACATCGGCGGCAGAACGGGGAATGCTACGGATGTCTGAATCCTTAAACAACGGGGTGCATGTTGCCACTGCCACATTGAAAAACTTTTCGATCTCTTTATCTGGATACTTTTCCTGAATTCGGCGAATGGCTTCTTTCACTTCTACTTGATTACTAACTTCTTCTCCGTCCTCTGTTTTCTTATTTACAACTCGTGAGATGTAGTCACCTGGTGGGAGCACCTTGGGTGTTTGAGTTCCAGGAACACACGCAACTTGAGGTGAATAGACACAGGTGTCCGCGCCTTGTGCGATAAATGCACCACCGTGCCTCATTGTGTCAAACGCAGAAGAATATATCCTCGCAAAGAATAAACATAAATGGGTGGAGGTCTTCTTCAACTAGTCGCTTATGGTGCTCAGGATGCGTACATTACGGGAAACCCCCACATCACCTTCTGGAAGGTGCTCTACAAGCGTCACACGAACTTCGCCATGGAGGCATTTCGCGTGAATTTTACTGGCGCCCCCCAGTATGGCCAGCGCGTTGTTGCTGTGATCAACCGCAACGCCGACCTGATGTATAAGACCTATCTGGAGGTTACGCTTCCGGACACAACTGCAGCCACCGGTGGACTTACCACTGACGTTCTCTGGACTGGCGATGCCCAGCGTCGCCTGGGGTATGCGCTTCTCAAGAAGCTTGAAGTAGAGATCGGCGGACAGATCA